GTACACGTCGACGGTGCGACCGAGCGCGACATCGACCGTGCGGACGTCGCCGGCGGCGACCGCCTGGCCCGCCACGATCGTGCGGGCAGCGGCGAGCACCGGAACCGTCTGACGCGAGGCCGACCCTATGGTGTAATTACCACCGTGAGGGCAGCGACCTACGAGCGGATCTCCCAAGACCGGGAATCGACCGAGCACGGCGTTGACAACCAACGGTCGGCCAATCTCGCCTTGGCCGCAAGGCTCGGGTTCGATGTGGTCTCGGACTACCGCGACAACGACACCGGGGCCAGCACACGCAGCCGCAAGGCGCGACCTGGCTATGCGGCGATGCTGGCCGCCGCGAAGAGAGGCGAGTTCGAAGCGATCCTCGCCTACTCGAACTCCAGGCTCACGCGGCGCCCGCGCGAATTCGAGGATCTGATCGAGCTGCACGAGCAATACGGCATCCGCATCGTCACGGTCGTCTCAGGGGATGACGACCTTTCGACAGCCGATGGCCGCATGGTCGCCCGCATCAAGGCCGCCGCAGACGCCGCCGAGGCCGAACGAACCGGCGAGCGGGTCGCGTTCGCGCAGGCCGCCAAGCTCCGCCGCGGCGAGGACATCGGCGGTCGCCGCCCCTTCGGCTTCGAGGCGGATCGCATCACTATCCGCGAAAGCGAAGCAACGCTGATCCGCGAGGGCGTGCGGATGATCCTGGGGGGCGCGAGCCTGTACGCGGTGGCACGGGCCTGGGACGCCGCGGGCATCCGCGAGAAGCCATGGCGGTCACAGACCGTGCGCGACATCTTGACGAGGCCGCGCAACACCGGGCGGCTCGTCGTGGGCGGCGTCGAATACGGACGCGGCGACCGCCCCGCCATCCTCACCGATGAGGAGTACGCCGACCTTCTCGCGGTCCTGCGCACCAATGAGCGGCCCCGTCGCGGACGAAAGCCGCAGACCTCGACCGCTGTCTCCGTCGTCCGGTGCGGTGTGTGCGGCGCCGGCGTCGAACTGACGATTAAGAGCGGCGGTGTGCGCACCATCCGATGCTCAGTCAGAGGAGGCGGCCAGAGGCACCCGACCATGACCGATGACCGCCTCGAGATGCAGCTCGCCCAGGTGGCCCTGATGCGCGTGGTCGATCCGTTCGCTACGGAGAACGCCGACCGCCCCGAAGTCGCCAAGCTCAGGCGCACGCTCGCCGACGTGACCACTCGTCGCGACCGGGCTCGCGAAGACGTGGAGGCCTACGACGACCCCGACGACCGGGCGCACGCCCGCAAGCGCGTGACCGAGCTGACGGCCGCAGTGCGGGAGGCGCGCGCAGCGCTCGATGCCGCGCTCGCCGAGAACGTCGCCAGCCGTGCGCGGCATCTGGTGGACGTTGCGCACAAGCGGCTGGGCGGCGAGATCGTGGCGGTCGATCCGTTCCAGGTCTGGCCGCAGTGGGTCGAGTTGTGGCGGTCATGGCCCGTCGCCGATCGCCGCGAATTGCTCCGAGGTCGCCTCATCGAGCTCATGCCCCATGTTCGGGGCGAGTCCTGGCGGCTTCGCGTGGATGGGAAGAGGCCCGCAGGGGCGACACAAAGAGAAGGAGAACCGATATGACCACCAACCTCACCCCCGAAGAGTTCGAGCGCGAAAACCTCGTCGCGGCCGTGTACACACTCGATCTGCCCGAGCAGAACCTCGATGAGATCTTCTCGGCGACGCTCCCCGTCCTCCTGGAGGTCGCCGAGCGCCGCTAGCCCCGCACGAACGAAACCCCGCCAGCGGAAGCATTCTGGCGGGGTTTCGTCTTGAAAGGAACGAATCACACATGGAAGGTGTCGCACTAGCAATTCTACCGGCTAGCGAGCGCTTATCTCGCACCGCGGGCATTAGCCCATTTAGTGGGTAATTGCCCACATTGTTCCTGAGTGCGGGCTGTGAATTTCGAGGTACATATATGGGTAATGCCTGGTCACATGGGGAATCATATTTAGGCCAGGAGGGGCGGTCGGCTTAGCGGGATTCTGGCGCGGAAGACTGGTCTTGCCCAATTCAACAGCGAAGCCCCGCCCGGCGAACCGAGCGGGGCAGCGGAAAACCCGACCAAGCGAGCCTCCCTAGCACAGTGATCGTCTCACGGGGACGGGTTAGCCGCAAGCCGCACGGCCTAACTTGGCGGCTAACCCACAGACCCCGACCCCGGCGTCGAGGAGCGATTAGGCCCGCTCCTCCGCCGGGGTTCGGCCTCTCCAGAGGAGATAAACCAGATGACTGCCACCACCAACCGCTTCCGCGGTTACACGTCGTACTTCGACTATTACCTCGCGAATCGCGACAGCCTCATCGGCCCGGATGACCCGCGCTACGGCACAGGCGAGCTCGTCGACGACATCACGCCGGAGGAACTCGCCGCCTTCGACGACCGCGACCGCTGGGCGGCTCTGACGATGAGCTACGGCGAGGATATCGTCGGCCCGCTTGAGGAGTTCCTGGCGCGCGAGCATCCTCGCACCCAGACGGACGCCGAGGCGCGCGCCCGCTTTGCCGCCGAATGCGGTCTGCCCGCCGATGCATCGTGGGAGGAGATCGAGGCGGAGCTGGAGCGCCGCGCGCTCGATGCGTCCGCCGAGGCCGCGCGGCGCCGCATGGAGAGGGCACCGGCCGAGCGCGCCAGATGGATAGCCCTCGCCGAGGAACTCGAAGCGAAGAAGGCGACGGCGGTCGAGGGCGCGGTTGCGAAGGCCGACGCCCACTTTCGAGAGCAGGGTCGCTACGACGTGACGCACGCGGACAACGAGTGGAACTCGCTGTTCATGCAGCACCTGCGAGAAGATGTCGTGCCCATCGAGCGGGATGCCGCCTACGCGCGTGAGCAGGTCGAGGTCTGGTCGGCGCTCGCCGGCACGGAAGCACCGCCCACGCCCGCCGAGAAGGCGAAGGCTGAGCGCGAGGAAGCCGAACGCCGCCGCGAGGAGCGCCGCCGCGAGGAGGAGATCGCGAAGGCGCTCGAGCGGCTCGAGGTCCAGGAAGAGGCCAAGAAGCGCCTCGCCGCGAAGAAGGCGGGCACGATGAAGATGCCCACCGGCCTCACCGGCGACGAGTTGCTCGCCGCCGACTACGGCGACGAGTCTGCGGTGATCGACGGTTTCCTGGAGTTCGACGGCAACACCGTCCTCCTGGCACAGAAGAAGGCGGGCAAGAGCACGATGATGCTCAACCTGATCCGCTCACTCGTGGACGGCGACCCGTTCCTCGATGAGTTCAAGGTCCACGAGCGACGCCGCGTGGCATACCTCGACTTCGAGATGAGCGACCGCAGGGCGCAGGTGTGGGCGCGCCAACAGCGCATCCTGCATAACGGCGACTGGAAGCGGTTCGGCCTGCGCGGGCTCGCTCGCACGTTCGACATCCGCGATGAGGCAACGCGCGCCCGATGGGCCGAGCAGCTCCGCGGCTACGACGTGCTGATCCTCGACCCGATGCGACCCCTGCTCGACGCCCTGGGACTCAAGGAAGCGACCGAGATGGGTGTCGTCCTGGAGGCGTTCGACGCCCTGAAGGTCGCGGCGGGAATGTCCGAGGGCGTCGTCGTCCACCACATGGGCTGGGACGATTCGCACGGCCGAGGCGACTCCCGACAGGTGGACTGGCCCGATACGATCGCGCACCTTCGCACAAGCGACCCGGACGACCCCGGCGCGCTCCGCTTCCTCCAGGCGCGCGGCCGGGGCGACATCGACATCCCCGAGGGCCTCGTGTCGAAGTACGACGGCACAAGGCTCGCCTACGCGCGTGAGGGCGTGAGGCAGGCGAAAGAGACACAGAGCGTCGAAGCGCTCGCCGAGTACGTCTCGCAGCGCCCCGGATGCAACATCGCCGATGTGAAGAGCGCGGGTCTCCCCGGCATCACCGCAAACACCGTTTCGAGGGTCCGAATGGAGGCGGAACGACGGGGACTCATCCGATCCGAGTCAGGGCCGAAGAACTCGACCCTCCTGTATCCCGTCGACTAGTAGATCAAGCAGTAGTAGTAGTCACCCCTAAGGGGGATGACTACAACTACTACCCCGCGATGACACCACTCGGACCCGCTGGCAATGAGCACTCGCCAGCGGGTCTGTGGCTATCGCGGCACTGTCTCGATTCCCGATCCTCGCTCGTAGTAGTCGCAATCGCTGTTCGTGCAGCGGGTGGCGGACCATTCGTACTCGATCTCACCGGTACCAAAGTTCCGTGCTGTCAGATCTCGCCACAGGACATCGGAGCCGCACTTCGCGCAGACCTCATCAGGGTGACCCATCTCGGCACGATAGCCCGCCCAGCCCCAGCCGACCAGCGTAGTTAGCCCACGAATCCCTCGTACACTAGATATATGCATGCGATTCCCGCCGCGCAGGCGCACCGCCCCGCCAACGACGCGGCCGGAGATGACACCGGCTGGACCGTCGTGCAGGCATGCTCGTGTGGCGAGAGCTTCCTCGGCTTCGGCGAGGACCGCCTCCAGACGGCGCAGCGCTCGTTCGAGCTGCACAGGGCCCGCTACGTCGTGCCTCGCGATGCCCCCGCACCGAAGCGCGAGAGGCGGGTACGCCTGCTGAGCGAGATCGTCGGCGGCCCCGGCGCCTGGATCATCAACCCCGACAGCTTCGAGTGGACCGACCCGTCGCGAGCAGGCGGCGGCAAGCCCGGCCGTCCGCCGAAGATCCCCGATGACGAGATCCTGCGCCGCCTCCGCGCCGGCGAATCGACCTCCGCGATTGTCGCGGCGGGTGCGAAGGCGCAGCGAGTCGCGCGCATCCGGGAGGAGGCAGGCATCGCCAAGCAGGCGGCCGGCCCCGTCTACGCGACCGAGGCGCAGATCATCGAGGCCTTGGAAGCAGGCAACCCCGTGAAGCGGATCGCCCACGACCTGCGAACCAGCGCCGAGCGAGTGAGGCGCATCCGCGACGAGCGAGGCATCGCCGTGGTGCGGCGTACTCGTTCGACGGCGACGGACGACGACATCCGCGAAGCCCTCGCTGCCGGTGAGCCCGTCCTGCGCATCGCTGCACGCCTCAGCGTGGGACAACTGCGTGTGCGTCGCGTGCGTGACCGGATGGACGGTGAAGCCGCATGAGCAAGCAGTCCAGCCGAGGCAAGCGCTGGCAGGCGCTCCGTAAGGCCGTCCTCGATCGGGATGGCTGGACCTGCACGGCGTGCGGCGCCTGGCTCGCTGAGGACCACCCGGACCCGCACCACGACGCGACGGTCGATCACGTCATCGCGAAGGCGGCAGGTGGCCGGGATGAGCTGTCCAACCTCGTCGCTATGTGTCGCTTCGACAACGGGCGCAAGTCAGACAAGACCCTGATCAGGACGGACTACTGGTCGCCTCGCTGGCTTCCGCAGGGGCTGCCCTCATGACGCTTCGCGACGAGATCCAGCAGGCAGTGGCCGTCATCCTCGCTGTGCGCCCGCTAGACGGCTTGACCACCCTCCCCGCTCCTGCATACGTGGTCGGCTCCGGAGGCGCTCAGGTCGGCTCCTGCGGCCTGCCAGGGCCGCTTGTTCTTCAGCGCGGCCCCCTGAACACCCCGCCCCACCTGCCCCTGGCACCGACGGTGCCTGAAATATCCAAGATTGGCCCCGATTTCGATGAGTGAGACCGCAGAGAGCTTCCGTGAGTCGGTGGAGGCGTTCGTTTCCGCCTCACCTTGGCTGGCTCCTCCCCATGCACCGGCCGTGACGACGCTGCGGGTGCTCGCCCGCAAGCTCGATGGCGGCGATCTGACGCCCGCACTCGTTTCGCAGTTCGGTCTGACGTTCCGCAGCCTCGCAAAGCTTGCGCCCGCTGCTCCTCCCGCCAAGAGCCCGCTCGCGGCAGCGCTCGAAGAGGCTGGGGTCGACTCCCCCGCATGACCTCGCCACCGTTCGCCGACATCGCGGCGTGGCCGCCGACTCGGTACACGCCGCCGCTGAGCGACGACTTCCCCAGCGCGTTTGACCGCTTTGCCAAGGTCTTCCAGATCATCTGGACGATCGCGTTCGGCTACGCGCTCGAGGCGTGGCAGGTCTCGCTGATCCGAGCGATCCTCGAGGTCTACCCCGCCGGGCATCCCCGCGCCGGTCAGCTCCGATACAGGCAGGTGGTGATCAGCCTCGGCCGCCAGAACGGCAAGACGGAGATCGCGGCGGCGCTCGGACTGTGGCGGCTCTTGTCGAAGGTCGGCGCCCTCGTCATCGGCATCGCCTCCAGCGCAGAGCAAGCTCGCCTGGTCTACGACCGGACGATGGCGGCGATCACTCGGAACGCCGATCTCGCGGAGCGGTTCGACCGGCTGACCGAGACTCGCGGCATTCGCGCGCTCGACGGCGGGCGGTACGAGATCAAAGCCGCAAAGAGCGCCGCGCTCCAGGGTCTGCCGATCGACCTGGGGATCGTTGACGAGCTGCACCTTCTCAAGCGGGCGCTCTGGTCCGATCTCGTGAACGGCACGGGCGGGCGGCCGAACTGCCTCGTCGCCGGCATCACAACCGCGGGGGATGTCGAATCCGAGCTGCTGATCGACCTCTACCGGCTCGGCGACGAGGCGGTCGACGACGAGGAAACGCGCGTCGGCTTCTTCGTCTGGGAGGCGCCGGAGGCCCGCGTCCCCGAGGATGATGAGACCCTCGGGCGCTGGCTGGCGCTGGCTAACCCGTCGGTCGCGTCCGGCCGCATGGATCTCGAGACGGTGATCGCCGACGTGCGCACGCTCAGCAAGCCCGAGATCATCCGCTACCGACTGAACCGATTCGTGGACAGCGTTCGTCACCCGTTCATCGAGTTCTCGCACTGGCTGGACGCCCAGCGTGCCGAAGGTGAGACGCTCCCGAGCGGCCGCGTCGTGTTCACGTTCGACAGAACACCCGACTGGGCATACGGCACCGTCACCGCAACGGTCTGCGACAGCGAGGGCGTGGTCTGGTCCGAGATCGCGGCTTCGGTTGTGAACCCGTCGCTCGAGCGCTTCGTGAGGATCGCTGAGCAGTTGGCCCGGCACGCCCCAGCCATGTTCGCGATGGACGCGTACACGCTTCGCGGGCTCGGGAACGAGCTGAAGAAGCGCGGGCTGCCTGTGCATCTCGGCACGCAGGCGGACGCCTTCACCGCGGCGGCACGCCTGCACCGCCTGATCCTGACGAAGAAGTTCCGGCACGCTGGCGACCCGCTGCTCGCACAGCAGATCCCGCGGGCGATCACCAAGACCGTCGGCGAGAACTTCCGCATCAGCCGCGCCGACTCGTCAGTCGAGATCGATGCCGTTCTCGCCACCGCTCTCGGTGTCGCGGTCGCCGAAGCACTCCCGAAGGAATCTGGCCCCCAGATCTTCTAGTGCATTCTGTTATGGATCAGAGTTAGAACATTGTGGGTTGTTATACTTGACACATGGGTCTTCTTCATGCTATGTGGTCGGCACTCATTGGAGACCCTGCGCCTCGGACCCAGAGCCGCGCTGACGCCCCGACCGATCCCGGCACGGTGATCCCTTCCCGCAGTCCGCGTGGGTCGGTCGGGGCCAGCGAAGCCCTCGGGCTGATCGGCGTCTATCGGGCCGTCAACATCCGCGCCACCGCCATCCGTCAGCTCTCCGCCGACGTGGAGCGCGGTGGCCAGCAGATCGACAGGCCGCTCATCATCCGTCGCCCCTCGCAGGACTGCTCCTTCGGCGCCTTCCTCCAGATGACGAGCGTCAGTCTGAACACGGCCGGTAACGCCTTCTGGCGGATCTACCGCGACACAGCCGGAACGGTCTCCGAGCTAGAGGTTCTCAACCCGCACGACGTGACGATCCAGACCAACTCGGCGGGCCGCGTCATCGGTTACGCCTATCGCGGCAGGGACATCAAGAAGAACGAGATCCAGCACTTGGCGGGCATGCGCGTCCCCGGCTCCCCGTACGGCCTCGGCCCCATCCAGGCTGCCGCCGCCGAGCTGCGCGGCGCACTCGACCTCCGCGACTACGCCAGCGAGTGGCTCAGCAACGGCGACACCCCGACCGGCGTCCTCTCGTCCGATCAGCACCTGACGCCCGAGGCCGCCGCACAGCACAAGACCGCCTGGCACGACTCGCAGGGCGGCAGGCGAAGCGTGGCGGTCCTCGGCGCCGGCCTCAAGTACCAGCCCGTCCTGCTGTCGCCGGAGGATGCGCAGTTCATTCAGAACCAGAACTTCACCGTCAGCCAGATCAGCCGTCTGTTCGGCATCCCCGCGAACCTGATGGCCGCGCCCGTCGAGGGGCAGGGCCTGACCTACCAGAACGTCCGCGACTCGTGGGTTGAGTTCCTCCGCTTCGGCCTCGCGGATGAGATCACCGAGATCGAGGACGCCTTCACCGCCGTGCTTCCGCGCGGCCAGCGCGCCCGCCTGAACGCCGAGAGCCTCCTGCGTCTGGACACCGAGAGCCGCTACACGGTCCACAGCCAGGCGATCCAGATGGGCCTCTACGGCGCCGAGTACGCGCGGGAGATCGAAGGCATCCCCAACACCGCAGCCCCTAAGACTCCCCCCGCCGCAGCCCCCGAGGAGGCCGCATGACCGACGATCTGATCACGCGCGAGTTCCGCGCCTCCAAGCTGGACGCTGACGAGGGCGTCATCGAAGGTATCGCCGTCCCCTGGGGGCAGACGATCGACCTCGGCGGCGGATACCGCGAGCGCTTCGAGCGCGGCGCCGTGGCTCCCGACACGACCGGCGTCAAGCTCTTCTACCGGCACGCCGAGCCCGTCGGACTGATCAGCGACCTCGAGGACCGCGAAGAGGGCCTCTTCATTCGGGCTCGCATCTCGGACACGAGCCTCGGCCGCGACCTGCGCACCCTCATGCGTGATGGCGTGATTGATCGCCTCTCCGTGGGTTTCATCCCGCGTGAGACGCGCGAAGAGGAGGACGGCACCTTCGTCCGCACAGCCGTGGACCTCAAGGAGGTCTCGGCCGTTCCGTTCCCGGCCTACAGCGGGGCCGTGGTCACAGATGTCCGCCACGAGTCGGCGGCAGACACCAACGCGGCACCCGCCGCAGAAAGGCAGTCCATGACTGACACAATCACGGCCGCCGACCTCGCCGAGGTCCGCGAGTCGATCGAAGAGATGGAGCGCTCCATCAGCACCCTCGCCGCGCAGCGCGACGAGACGCCGGTGGCCGACACCCGTTCGGCCGGCGAGATCCTCAAGGCGATCGTTGCCGGTGACGAGGCGACCATCCGCGCCTACGAGGGCCTGTACGAGGGGCGCGCCTACACCGGCGGCACCACCGCCGACGCCGTTGTCAAGGATGGCTGGGTCGGCGACCTGACCCGCATCTTCGATGCCTCGTCGGGCGTCCTGTCGGCCATCTTCTCGACCGGCACCCTGCCCGCCAACGGCATGAGCATCGAGTTCGCCGAGCTGGACGCGAACACGCTGAGCGTGACCGAGCAGGCCGTGGAAGGCGACGACATCAGCCTCGGCAAGGTGTCGGTCACGACCCGCACCGCGCCGGTCAAGACCTACGCCGGTGGCACGCAGCTCACCCGCCAGGAGATCGAGCGCTCGTCCCTGAACATCCTGAACCGCAACCTCGAGGGCCTCGCGATCGCGGCGGGTGCTCGCAAGAAGGCGGTCCTCCGCGCGGCGTACGCCTCGCTCGTCTCGGCGCGCGAGGGTGTCGCGGCCAACGGAGGCGTTCTCCTCCTCGGCGCCGCGTACGCCTCGTCCACGGAGAAGCAATGGACGGATCTCGTGATCGACGCGGCGATCCGCTACGACGGCCTCGCTCTCGGCATCGACGCGCTGCTCGTCAGCCCGCACATCTTCAAGCACCTCAAGAACCTTCGGGCGATCGAGGTCGTGGAGGTCGAGTCCGGTGAGGTCGCCATCGGCGGTGAGCGCTCGTTCAAGACCTCGGCTGCTCAGCCCGCCGTCGGCGCCCTGAACCTGCCCGGCCTGACCGGCGACCTCTCGGGCATCCCGGTGATCGCCGACCCCGGTTTCAGCACCGCTCAGGCGCAGTTCGTGAACGCCCGCGCGCTCCGTCAGTACGACTCGGCGCTCGTGTCGCTCAGCGACGAGAACGTCGTCAACCTGTCGAAGACGTTCGCGGTCTACCGCTACGGCGCTGTCGCCGCGGAGATCCCCGCGGCCGTCGTCCCCGTCAAGTTCGCGGCGTCCTGATCATGACCGTCGCCGCTGCCGATCTGCTCGCCTACGTCAAAGCGGGCAACTCCGACACGGAGTTCGCTTCGTCGTGCATCGTCACGGCGAGCGCCCTCGTGGCGGCGCAGATCGGCAGCGCGACGGTCCCTGAGGCGATCATCGACCGTGCCGTCATCGAGTGCGCCGCGGAGCTGTTCGCCCGCAGGGGCGCACCCTCCGGCGTCTCGCAGTTCGCACAGCCTGACGGCGGCGCAGGCCCCCGCCTTGCCCGCGACCCGATGACCGGCGCCCGAACGATCCTCCGCCCGTTCCTGCCTGTCGGCTTCGGCGCCCCGGTCGCCGAGGGCGTCACCGGCCTGGACGGGGGCACACCGTGAGCAACACCCTCACGATCGAACGCGAACGGCTCGCTGAGACGCTTCGCGACGCCCTCGGCATCCAGGCGTTCGCGTTCCTGCCGGAGGCGTTCACCCCGCCCGCCGTGGTCGTCATCCCCGGCGACCCGTACATCACAACGCTCGATGAGCAGACCTTCCACCCGGCGGCACGGCGCGTGCAGATGGAGGCCTGGATCATCGCCGACACCGGCACCAATGAGCGCATGGCGGCCGACCTGGATCAGCTCGCCTGGGACGCTGCCGCCGCGCTCCTCGGCGCCGACTTCGAGGTCGAAGAGGTCGAGAAGCCCTTCGTGTTCACGCGCGCCGACAACGCCAAGTTCCTAGCAACCGCCATCCGCGTCGGCTTCGGCGCGAACCTCACCACCTAAGAAAGGCCAGACATGACTGGTTCAACTCGCATCGGGGGCGCCAAGCTCAAGCTGACGCTCGGCTCGCCCGGCACTGATTACTGGGCCGACATCACGGCCTGGAGCATCGACAACGAAGAGGCCGACAGTGACGTTGTCACGTTCGCTGACGCGGCCGAGGGCGGCGCTCGTCAGGAGTTCCTGCACATCACCGCCACGCAGTCCACCGCCAGCGGCTCTCTCTGGCGCTACGCCTTCGAGAACGTCGGCGAGGAGGTCGCCTTCACGATCGCCCCGCACGGCAACGCCACCGCCACCGAGAACGAGCCCCACCTGATCGGCACCGTGACGATCGGCCCGCGCCCCACGATCGGCAGCGAGGCGAACATCTCGAAGACCTACGCCAGCACCTTCGAGGTCACCTGGCAGATCGTCGGCCAGTACACGCTGGACGAAGGCTCGGACTGACCTCATGGCGGACGCGATCGAGTTCCGAGACGGCGGCACCCGCGTGCGCGTCGAAGGGCTCAGTCGCGTCCTCCGCAAGCTGTCGAATGCCGGTGCCGATGCCGAGGACATGCGCGATCTCATGCATGACCTCGGCGGCATCGTCATCGACAAGGCGAAACCCCCGACCGACTCGGGGCAACTCGCCGCCTCCCTTCGTGCCGGCCGCGGCAGGACCAAAGCAGTCGTCCGCGCTGGCTACGAGAGTCGCGTGCCCTACGCGGGACGCATCCACTACGGCGACCCTGTGCCGGGCATCTCGGCTCAGCCCTTCCTCACGGACGCGCTGACGGCCGCCCGCTCGGAGGTGTTCGCGGCACTGGACCGCGGCATCGACGCGCTGCTCAAGAAAAACGATCTGAAGTAAGGACGGAACCCCCATGATCGACTACTCCACTCTCACGCTCGGCGAGATCGCCAAGATCGAGGAGCTGAGCGGCCTCAGCTTCAAGCAGATCGAGGAGATCGAGACCCCGATGGGTCTGCTCCTCGCGGCGCTCGTCTTCGTCGTGAAGCGCCGTACAGGCCACCCAGGCGTCACCTGGAACGAAGCATGCGCGGTGACGCTCGAGGAGGCCAACGAGATCCTCGGCCTCAACGCGGAAGACGACGACGACCCAAAAGACGAGTCCGAGCCGAGCGAGCCGACGACCTCGCCCACTTCGTCGTCCACCTCGGGGTGAGCCCCAGCGAGTACTGGGCGCTGACCGCCGAGGAGCGCGCCGCGATCATCCGCGTGGCCAACGAGCGGAAACGATGACTCCCCCGCCCTCGCTCCCCGTCCTGACCGGGGGCGGGGGCTCCACCCGAAAGGACTGAGATCCCATGGCCCGCAACACGGTTATCGTCTCGGTCCTCGCCGACACGAAGCAGTTCGCCAAGGGCATGAAGGATGCCGACGGCGCACTCGGCAAGATCGGCAGCCTCGGCAAGCTCGCCGCTAAGACGGTCGTCGGCGTCGGCGCCGCACTCGCCGGCCTCGCCGTCGGCGGCGGTATCGCCCGCGCCCTGAAGATCGATGAGGCCAAGACCAAGCTGAGCGCACTCGGGTACGCGGGCAAGCAGCTCGAGGGCGTCATGGACTCGGCGCTCAAGTCCGTGAGAGGCACCAGCTTCGGTCTCGATGCCGCTGCCACCGTCGCCGCTAACGCGCTGGCGGCGGGGGTTCCCCAGGGCGAACGGCTCACCAAGGCCCTCACCACCGTCGCGAACACCGCTGCCCTCGCGGGCGTGAGCATGGACGAGATGGGCTCGATCTTCGGGAAGGTCTGGGCCAACGGCAAGGTCACCACGCAGGAGATGAACCAGCTCGCCGACCGCGGCGTGCCCATCTGGAAGTACCTGGGCAAGGCCTTCGGCGTCAGCAACGAAGAGCTGCGCAAGATGATCGAGCGCGGCGAGGTCACCGCCGACATGTTCGAGAGCGCCCTCGGCCCGGCCGTCGAAGGCATCGCCGGGAAGATGGGCACGAGCTTCAAAGGCATGGCCGCCAACGCGATGGCCGCCCTCTCCCGCGTCGGCGCGATGTTCGCGGGCCCGCTCATCGAATCCGCCAAGGGGTTCCTTGGCGAGTTCACCACACTGGTCGACGGCATCGGTGAGCGCCTCAAGCCCGCCGCCGACGCTCTCGGAGGCTGGCTGTCCGGCTTCGACGTGTCCGGGATGGCCGACAAGATCCTCGCCGTCTTCGACAACGGCTTCAGCTTCGACGGGCTGCTGAAGGCAGCAGTCAACGGCGTCCAGCGTGCAGCCGACTGGCTCTCCACCGGCGGCGCCCAGACGCTCGTCAGCGGGCTGGTCGCGGGCCGTGCGACGCTGTTCAACGCCGCCTTCCAGGTCTTCCCTGCGATCCTTCAAGCGCTGATCGCCGTCATTCCGGCGATCGTGCAGGGAGTCACTTCCCTCGTCCTCCAGCTCGCCGGAATGCTCGTGACACAGGCGCCCATCATCCTCGACGGCGCCATCCAGCTCTTCCGGGGTCTGCTGACGGCGCTGGTGACGGTCCTGCCGTCCCTGCTGGAGGCCATCGTCACCCTGTTGCCCGCCATCGTCGGCGCGCTGCTGAGCATGCTCCCGGCCCTGCTCGACGCCGCAGTCGACCTGTTCACGGCCCTTGTGGAGGCGCTCCCGCTCATCCTCCCGCCGCTGATCGCGGCGATCGTGGCTCTGCTGCCGAAGCTCATCGCGACGATCCTCGGGCTCATCCCGAAGATCCTGGATGCGGCGGTCAAGCTCTTCACGGCCCTTGTGGAGTCGCTGCCGATCATCCTGCCGCTGCTCCTCC